GGGCTTTAAGAGCGGCATAGACAGCTTTATCAACGGAGTAATTGATTCCGTTAGCGGCCTTGCAAGCAAAATTAAAAGGCTCCTGCATTTCTCTTCTCCCGACGAGGGGCCGCTTGCAGATTATGAAACATGGATGCCCGACTTTATGAAAGGTCTTGCACAAGGCATCAACAGCAACGCATACAGGGTCACAGACAGCATTAAGGCACTTACCGATAATATGTCCGGTACGTTCAATGTGCCTGTTACGGGGCTTGTTAGCGGTGTTTCTGCTAATGTTACTGGAGCAGCCACAACTTCTGCACTGCAAAGTCAGGCGGATTCCAACGCGGGCATGGCAGACGTAGTGTGGCAGGCGGCGATGGCGGTTGTTGAGGCGGTTGCGCAAAATAAAACCACGATTCAAATTGGGGACGATGTAATCGGAAAGTCTGCACAACGGTATAATGCGCGTGCCGCAATGGTAAACGGATAAGGAGGGATAAATTATGGCTTCTCCTACGGATAGGCCGTTGTCTACGCAATACTTTGTAAACGGCGTTGCAATGTATGAGCCGGATTTTGGAGGCGTTGACGAGGAAAACAATAGCATTGCCGACGAAAGTTCAGGCCGCACGCAAGACGGAATTATGCACATTAACTGGCTCTTGTCAGATATCCCGAAGTTGAAATTTTCTTACGATGCTCTCACGCCTGCGCAATACTCGTACATGAAAAATCTGGTGCAAGGGAAAACGTTCCAGTTCACTTTTCCTGCGCCAGATGGCACGTCCCGCACGGTGGAGGCGTATTGCTCTACGTCCTCCGCCACGCGGGCAAGCGCCTATCTGTACAATGGTTTGTATCGAGGGTTCAAGTTTGATGTTATCGGAACGGGGGCTTAATTTTGATTTATGACAAATTTGTATTCGATACCGTTACGCTGGACAAGGCAAAGCTGACAAGCGATGTGGAATACACGCAAAAGGTCAACAGCGCGGACGACCTGACGCTTGGTTCTGCCTGTTCCTGTGAAGTGGTGTTCAATTGCATCAACTTTGATAACGCAATCCCCGCGCTGAACGGCAAGTCCTGCACCTATTATAAAGTTCTGGAAGATGGCACGGAAAAGAAGATTGGCGTTTTTGTGTGCCAAAAGCCAGAGCGCAATACCAACGGCACTTATAAGCTGACCGCTTATGACCACGTTTTGTCTTTGGAAAAAACGTGCGATGATTGGATTTCTGCACAAACGTCAGACTTGACGTTGCTTGCATTCGCGCGGGCTTGTTGCGCGCAGTGCGGTTTGACTTTCTCGCAAACAAGTGCTATGCTTAAATCGGACTTCGTAATACCTGCGGCGGCAATCGCGGCAATTCCCGCAGGTCTTACATTTCGCAAGTTGATTCAATATGCGGCAGAGGCGGCTGGGTGTTACGCACGCGCAAATGCAAGTGGAGAAATAGAGTTTGCGTGGTATTCACAAAACGCAACGCACGAAATCGGTGCAGTAGACAAAGAAAAGCGGGTTTATCCTGATTTTATTGCGCAAGAACCTATCGGAACAGGTACGCAGGAATATCACAGACAATTTTTGCAAGGTTCCGACGGTGCGTATTTGCAATCAGCAGATGGATTTTATTTGCTTGATATTTACTCTCTCGACCACAACGTTTTGCAAGGCTCGCTTTCCGTGTCGGATTATTCTGTGGCAAAGATTAACCAAGTTCGCGCAAGGCAGTCCGATAAGGATGTTGGCGTGTATTATCCCGCAAGCGTTTCCAATGCGAACACATACGTTCTTAACGGAAACCCGATTCTTGCGACTGATGCAAGCGCCAAGATTCTTCCTTTGGTAACTTCTATTTATGCAAGATTGTCCAAGTTGGATTACCGTCCGTGCGAATTTACCATTTTTGAAACGGAAGATGTGAACGCGGGCGATATTGTAAACATATTAAACCCGTTCGGTAATAATTTCTCCGCTTTGGTTATGGAATGCACCCGTTCGGGGAATAAATCCGCAATAAAGTGCACCGGAAGCGAAGCAATTTCTTCCCCTGCCGCCATTGTCCAATCTTCTGAAAAGCGGCAATATGGAAAATTGTTGGAAATTTCTGCCACAGCAGACGCACTTGTAATCGAAGCAAAAGACCTTTCTGAAAGTAAAGTCGGCAATGATGAAGTTCGCAGTAAGTTTGCGTTAGACAGCACGAGCGTTCAGGTAGACAGCGGAACGATTACGTTTAACGCGAATACATTTATTCTCAATGCCGACAACTGCAAGATAACTGCGGACGGCACTATCACAGCAAGAGGCTCTTTCCGCAGTGCAAACGCTGACGGAACGTGGGTAAACGAACTAAGCGCGGGGTATGTTAAAATAACCCACAACGGGACGCAGCGTGCCCTTCTCTTTCAGGCAGGAAACTATGATGCCGCGTATCTGCAGCTTGATGGGCAGTTTGGCAGTGGTGCGTCCGCGTATTCCGCGCGGAGTTATTATGCTCCTGACGGCGTAAGTATCTATAAAAACGGTGCTTTGGTGGCTGGAATTGGCGTAGGCGGTGTGTCAATAAAAGTTCCAAGTGCGATAGATTCTACACTTACCGTGGGTTCTACACTTGTTCTAGGGGGGAAATTGCTTCCGAGAGCGGGTCAGAGCTCTCTTTACTGTAACTGGGTTTCGGTAAAGGGCGCAGACGGGAATTATTATTGGGCGTTGTGCGGGAACAGTAGCCCGTGGCAATAACGGAAAGGAGAGCGCTATGCAAATGGGAGTTAATTATTCCGCGCAGCTTTTGCGCGAAAAAATAGTCAACGATATAAATGAGAGCGAATTGCCGCCTTGTGTGATTGCTCCGATTTTGTCGGAATCCCTTGCTGAAATAAAGCGATTGGAAGTGCAATTTGCACAGAGAGAAAAACAGGAATACGAAAACTTAAACAGTGGCGATATGAAGGGGGATAAAATAAATGGCTGATACCGTATACAAACTTACGCACACAGGCGGGCAAATTGATAGCGCCATCGACAACGCCGTAAGAAGCGACGCGCAAATTCTTACTTCCGAACAGCAGACGCAGGCGCGAACCAATATCGGTGCGGCAGACACAGGTGTGCGTGGCTTGACTGCAACGGTTGAGGCAACGTCCACCGCAAGCCAAGCCTACGCCATTGGTGCCTATTTCGTTTACAATGGCCTGCTGTACAAGTGCACTGTGGCAATCGCGCAGGGCAAAACTATCACGCCCGGCACGAACTGCACGGCGACTACGGCTGGTGCGGAAATCTCCACACTAAATCGGAATTTAGCCGCCGAGACTGCCCGTGCTATTGCGGCGGAAAATGCAATCAGTGCCGTTGCCGTAATCGCAAGCTGGGACTATGTGAACAAGGCCAAGCCGGGATATTACTACTGTTCCGGCACCGCACCAAACTCGTTTACTGTCGGCATCTCGATCCCGAATAATTCCAACGGCGACTACGGCGTGCAGATTTGCGCCACCTTTTTCAACAACGTAGCGACCCTGTACACCCGCAGCTGGAACGGCACCACATGGGGCGCTTGGCAGGCGCATAACGCCAATTGACCGGCGATTATCGCCAATATACCGTCATAGTGGTGCCGCTGTCGGCCTTGTAACTGGTGCCGGAATAGTCGAGCACCGACACCTGCGCACTGGTAGCGTCAATCGCAATCTGGATGGCGGCTAAATTCTGATTTAACTGATTTTCACCCCGGCGTAGCCGGGAGAAAGGATATTTTATGTTATCTCCTTACAAGGGCACATTTCGCGTGTCGCAGGAGTATAAGGGAAACGACCATCGCGGCATTGACATTGTGGGCATTAGCGACAAGCGACTGTTTTCCCCTGTCGTTGGCACGGTTGTTCGTGCAGGCTGGGAGAATCCGCTGGTTCGGTCGCAGGGACTTGGCAGGCGCGTTGTCATTCGTATTGGGAATTCTGACGTGTTCATGTATTTCGGCCACCTGTCTGAAATCAACGTTGTCAAGGGTCAGCGCGTGAAAATCGGTCAGCAAATCGGCGTCGAGGGGACTACTGGACACAGCACAGGCAGTCATTTGCACTGGGAGATTCGCTACGGCGATGTCAAAAGCGTATTCAGGGACATTTCTTCCTATTCCAACATTCCAAATATGCAGAGCCGCGAGGAAAAAATTTCCAGTTGGGGGACAGAACTGTTTGGTCTGTCCACGCTGAAAGAGGGTCAAAACGATTTCCCGTACAATCTGTACAACATCAACGCGCAGTATGTAGCAGGGGCAACGGCTGACGGTGTTTTCGGTGCAGGAACAAAGGCAAAAGTCATGGCATACCAGAGGGCAAAGAACATCGCGGTGGACGGAAAAGTTGGCGCAATCACAAAGGCGTTCATGGTTTCTGACGCGGTTATTTGACAGATAGCTCTTAATTGCACTGATAAGCGCTGATTTAGTTGCATCGTATTTATTTGTGCGCTATAATGCGCATTAGATAGGAGAACTGAAATGGATATTTTTACCAATATTACGAGCATGGCGGCTATTGTTGCCATTTGCGAGCTGATTGACTACATCTACAAGACCAAGACGAGCGCAGACAACAAATGGATTCCCGTGCTGTCGATGGTTGCGGGAGCGGTTCTTGGCGTTGTGGCATGGGTCGTTTACCCTGCCGTATATCCCGCCACGGACGCTTTTACCGCTATTGCGATGGGCATTGGTTCTGGCGCAACCGCAGTTGCGGGTTACGAAGCGTTCTTTAACAAGAAGTCTGCGTAATGCCTCGCATAACCCAGAACCATGCGCAAGAGCCTCTTGAAATTGCGTATAAATACGCAGAAGATGCGAATGTTTACGCGAGAAACGAGTTTTCCGTGCCGCCCAATGTTGTTTTGCACACCGCAACCTGCAAGAAATATAGGATGCACGCGGAAATTCGCGGGAACGCAGCCACGATATTCTACCCGCTTAATTGCGATTTAAGCGATGGTGTTCCCAAGGAAGCGTTGGAGCCGCACGCGTGTATTCATGTAAAAATGTGCGAGAACGCAACTAACGATGTTGTTGCGCAGTTTTGCGCGATGGCATTGTTTCAAAATGGTGTAAGGCGAATTGTGCAGGATAAAATATCGGAAATCCCAACAATCTGCCAACACAATGCGGTTGCAAAAGACTGGTCGCCAAGCAAAAACCGATATACATATAATGGATGCTTTAGCCCAAGGGCAGCGAAGAATCGCGTAAGCGTTCAGCCGCTTGCGGAGCATTATCTTAATCAAATGTTGGAGGGTGTCTACACGATGAAAAAAAACAGTGCTGCCGAACAGCAAGTATCTGAAAATATCGTAAACGCGGCAATCACTGCGCCTGCCGCAACGGTAAATGCAATTCCGATTGCGACAAATGGCTATACCGTGCAAGTCCGATTTGTAAACCGCGACAACGCAGAAATGCTTGCCTACAAGCTGCGCTCTTTGGGATATGAGGGCGCAGTTGTTGAGGGGTGAGCAGGATGGACGAAGCGTCTTGCGCCATCAATAAGGAATTTCTGGACGACCGCTACGTTTCCCAAACTCAATGTGAACAGCGGCGCAACAAGTTGCTGGAAGAAAACGAGAAAACACAGGCGGACACGCTGAAACTCTACGGAGAAGTAAAGGCGTTGGCGGTGTCTGTCAATAATAACATCTATTTGAACCGCTGGCTAATGGGGATTGTCGCGGGCGGCTTTTCTGCGATGTTCATTTATCTGCTCACGCATTAACGGGAGGGCTTATGGCCTGTAAGTGTATGGATGATGTCGAAAAGCAGAGCAAGGATATTGAAGAACACAGCTTCGCTTGGGAAATGCTGAAACAGTATTCGGCAAGCAATAAGCGTCTGTTTACCGCGCTGATTGTGGTAATTGTGCTGTGGTTTTGCACGATGGGCGGTTTTGTGTGGCTGTGGAATCAATACGATTACGCAACCGCCACCACCACTACCACAAGTTATGAAATCGCAGCAAGCAGCGGAAACGCGGCTTACGATACGGGTAATGGGGGTGTACAATTTTAATGGCGTATGTAAAAGTCAAGACCACGACCAAGACCACGAAAACGCGCACGCACAAAGGTTCTGCGGCGGGCGCAAAGAAATCGGGCGGTTCGCGTAAAGGTTGCTGATTAAATGTGCTGGTGCGAGTTCACACGCAGGGAAATTGAATATATCAATTCAGAAGCCGCGTGGACGGAAGAACAATCTGCCGTGTTCCAAGAGCTTGTAAGAGGAAAATACAACGATTCTGGAATCATACTGGCACTACACATGGACAGAAAGCACTTTTACCGAATCAAAAAACAGATTAAGTCAAAGTTAATCAAGATTTTGGGAGCCGCGTAACTGCGGCTCTTTTTTATTGGCACTTTGCGGGAACGGGATTGCTACAATCTCGGAACGCAAGGTGCCTTTTCTTGTTGTATGCTGTTCTTGCCAGAAAGGAACGAATTATGAGTGGTATACAACTTGAGCTGATTGAAAATTGGCTTACAGAGCGTTTAGCAAGAAAGCCCATTGCGTAAGCTGTGGGAGTATGTCAATTTAATCTTCTCTTGCGTAATACCATTTTATGCCGTTACTGTCAGGTTTCCCGCTTTTAATGTGTCTGCGCACAGTAGATTCATCCATGTAATGTTCCCGTGAAGCCGCCGCAGCGCTACGATAATACTGTTTTTCTCCGTTTGGCCAAACGCAAGTGCAGGACTTTCTTCCGTGTCCAGCTCCGTTTGCAAAAAGAGCTAATCTTGCTTTTCTGTTGGGGTCTGGCACATAATTCCAATAAGAAAAGTCGCTGCTCAAACCATTTTTATGAAAAAACGACACGCTCTTATTAACTTGCCAATAGTATTTTTTCATCAACTGGGAAATCAGCACTCGCTTTTGATTGTGTTTTGAATGGCATCCAATGTTAACGGAATACGCCCCTTTATACCCAGTTGTAGTCTTTTTAAGGACTTTCCCGGTTCTTTTGTTTATCACTTCTCCGTCAATGGTAATCGCGTATGTGGGATTTTCTTCTAATGTAATTTGTTGTGGCATTTGTTTCATATTTATGCCTCCCTTTCGTTTGTAAATACATAATAGCAAAACAAAAGTTGAAAGTCAAGCAAGGAAATTTTATTTTGCCCCTTGACAATGCGGATACGAGCGCGTATAATAATGGTGTGAGAAATCACTGGCCTTGTTCGGGTCGCGCCAACAAGACGCAAACTGAATAAGGCTAACGGCCACTATCAAACTTTGCGCGACCAGAGTTTGATGGTGGCTTTGCTTTAATAAGGATTAGGAGCAAATCAAACATGGAACAAGAGCAACGTAAATTTCGCGGAATATGGATTCCTGCCGACGTATGGCTTGATGAAAGGCTGAGCGCGGTCGAAAAGGTTTTGCTTATGGAAATAGACAGCCTCGATAATGATAAATACGATGGCTGTATCATGGGGAACAAGCGCTTTTCAGAAATGCTGCAATGCTCTGAACGGACTGTGAGCACTATGGTGTCTCACTTAAAAGAGCTTGGATATATAAAGCAGGAAAGTTTTGACGGAAGAACGCGGGTTTTGAAATCCCTGCTGAATGAAAATAAAGGTGTACCCGCGCCTAGCAAAAATTGCGAGGCTCCCACGAAAAATTTGCTACCAAATAACATAGTAAATAACAAAGATAGAGATAACTCTGACGAACTTCGTTCGACAGATATTTCTGACGAGCAAGACAATTCGGTGGGCGATAGCAATGCGGAGAAGGAGAATCCTTTCTGCGGGAGCGATTCTTCTTTATCCAGCAAAGCGGCGAGCGCAGGCGATGCGCAGAATCCAGAAAGAGAGAAAGTTGCGCCAAAGAGAGAAAGAGTTAAGCAAATTCCGACTTATGAGGAAGTGAAGCAGTATTTTTCGGTTGCGCTTCCGCGAACAATAAACTTCTGCGATGAGGCGGAAAAGTTTTACGAGCATTATAATGTTCTGGGATGGAAAAAGTCCAAGAATGGGAAATATGCCGATTGGGTAATGCTTGCGGATAAATGGATTGAGCGTACAACAAAAGCAGGGCGAACTACTCAGGACGCGAGAAAAAGGGTAAAATGCGTAAACTTGATTTTGATGGGGTGAAAGCGAAATGAAAATTATCTTGCTGCTTTCCGTTGCGGTTCTTCTTGGAATCGCAGTTCGATACACATTTGACAGGTGGTTTTAATGGGGAAGATGAGCAAAGAATCGGCCGAACTTTTTATGAAAAACATGCGCGTCGCCTGCACTGGAAAGTTTCTTCTGTCGGACTGGTTGTACGAAAATAGCATGGAGGGGCACTTAAAGTTTGCAAGGGGAGTAGGCGTGGCTTTGCGAGACTTTGACGAGGAAGCGCAAAACGAAATTTTGCATGAAAGCTATGGTTCTATCTATGTAATTGCCACTCTATTGAAACCTATTTTGGATGCAGGAGAGTGGATTAACGCATTAAAAGACGGGAGAGATAACTTATGATGGGAATTGTTTTTCTGCTTTGCTGGGCGCTGAAAGCTCCGTGGTGGGTTTTTCTTATTAGCCTGCTTCTCAGTAGCGGCGGTTTTCGCGTTATCATGCACAAAGACGAAGAAGATAATCAAGGGACGAAGAATCCATATTCGGGAGACCGCGTATGAATAAGTCCGAATTAGATCGGAGTGCTTTTCAAGGAGAGCCAATCCCGGATGGACTTCCGCTGACTGGACAAAGATGCTATCTTTCATTGTGCGCCCTGTACGCTTCTTATCGAGCGGGGGCGTTCACAAAAGAGCAGGCCGCCGCGCAAAAGGCGAATATCTACGCGCAGGCCGCGAAAGAATCTGAAAAGGATAAACTGCGCGACTTATTTTCCAAAACAATTCACGACACGGAAGCGGCACGAGAAGAATATATCAAAAACAGGACACTTGAAAATGCCGACAAGCTGATTGAGGCTTTTGAGCATTTACAGCACAAATGAGCAAATTGAATTTGTAAATGATAAATTTGCAAAAAAGAAAAGTTTGTGTTATAATGCAAAAAACCGCAAAGGAGCTGCAAGCGTTTGAAAAACGATTTTGAGCCTGTTTTGGTGAAGTTTCCATTGGAGCAAAAGCTAATTCGCATTTACCCGATTGCGGATTGCCATATTGGAAGCCGCGAGTGTGACGAAGATGCAATTAAGCGCTGGGTCGAAATCGTGAAATCCGATGCCGCAGGGTATTGCGTTATCGCGGGCGACATGTGCGACATGGGGCTGAAATCGAGCAAGACGAATTGCTACGAAGAAACGATGCCGCCGCATGAGCAGAAAGAGCGTTTTTACGAGCTGTTTTCTCCCATTTCAGACAAGATTCTTGCAATTGTTCCGGGGAATCACGAGGGGCGTTGCGTGCGAGAGGTCGGACTAAATCCTCTTTACGACATTGCTTGCCGATGGCGCATTGAGGACAGATATAGAGAAAACGCCTGCTTTCTTGAAGTCACGGTTGGGAAAAAGCCAAAAGACCACAAAAACAGCCAAAACGTATACGGCGTGGTTGTGACGCATGGAGCAAGCAGAAACAAATACATCAACTGGACAAGTACGGTTGATGGCGCAGATTTGTTCATTAGCGGACATATCCACGAAAATGACGAGCAGGATTTTGGCAAGTTGGTATTCGACCACAACGCGAAGCAAGTACGGCAGGCGGAATACATCAAACACATCTGCACGCCATTTATGCGGTATGGCGGGTATGCGCTAAATGGACATTACCGACCGAGCGCGTTGCCGAAACTGGAAGTTTTCACGCTCATGGGCGACGGAAAGAAAATCGAATACGGCAAAACTGTGGTGTGAGTTAAGGCGGGGAGCAAAATCCTCGCCTTTTTAATTTTGCCCTTGACTTTGCGTATATTGAGGCGTATAATTGGCATAGAAGCCAAAAACACGCAAAAATGACAAAAATAACAAAAATGAAATGAATGAAATGGAGGAAATAGAAATGGCAAAGTTCAAAGTCGGAGACTGCATTCACGCAAAAGCAAATATCAGGGGACACATGATTGGGGAAATAATCGAAATAAGTAACGCTAGCGGAAACTATCACGTTCAGGGAAAGTATTTTAGAGATGATGTGCGTAAGCAGACAAATGACATTGCAATCTGGTGCTATCCCGATGGCGCGTACAGCGTTACCATTTCCCCCGACAAATTCGACTGGGATGCTTTCAAGCGCGGCGACGTGACCGTGACGTTCAAAACCAATGAATCACAAAAGCAGTTCTTGAAACGTTGCGAGACGCACGGACTGAAATGGGCTTCAGGCGAAAATCCGACAACGCGCAGTTACATAAATTTGGAAGCGTTGGAAATTGGAGACGGAGGACTTTATTATCGCTATGCAGTAGATTCTACCCCGACGGTATATGACTGGGATGCCCGCAAATACACCAAGCGCGCTGAAAATCCCAACACGGACTGGACAGCCGAAGAAATCGAGCAGGCAAAAGAGCTGTCCCACAAGCTGATGTGCAAGATTTTCGACGAGGGGAAATACAGCGTTGTATGGTGCGTTAATAGGGATTACATAGGCATGTCTATCGCACGGGGATTTCCTTACAAAATAAACGACGGTTTTTGGGCACGGCCTCAAGGAAACGACAAATTCAACCCTTGGATTGGTAAGTGCGTGTGTCTTTGCAAGGCAACGCAGATTCCGATTCCGTCGTTTATTCTGAACAAAAACAAGGAAAGGAAGTGATAATATGCCATTAAAGAAAGGAAGCTCCCGCAAGACGGTTTCTGCGAATATCCGCGAGTTGCGTGAATCTGGCAGGCCGCAAAAACAATCCGTCGCAATCGCGTTAAGCGAGGCGCGCAAAGCGAAAAAGCGCAAAAGAAAGGAGCGCAGAACGTGATGTTTATTTTTGGAATGTTCATTGGGGCTATGGCAGGTTTTTTCTGCGCCGCGTTAATGAACGCCGCGAGGAACAACGATGGAGAAAATTGATTTTGACGAGGAAACTCACATTTATAAAATCAATGGAATCGCATATCCAAGCGTCACGGAAATCGTAAGGTTTTGCAGCATCGACGAGGCGAAGAACGCAGACCCGTATGCAGCGCTTGCCGCAAGAGAGCGCGGAACGGAAGTCCATGCCGCATGTGAATACTACGATTATACGGGAGCGGTTCCAGAAGATTTAAGCGAAGAATCCGCGCCTTATGTAGCGGCTTATATTCAGTTTTTGCGCGACAACGATGTTAAGTGGAAGTTAATAGAGCACGTTGTAGGAAATAGCTGCTTGGGGTTTTGCGGGACGCTTGACCGCATGGGAACAATAAACGGCGTGAATTGCATCGTAGACTTAAAGACAAGCGCAAAGGTAAACGTGCCAAGCCTTACCGCACAGTTGCAGCTATATGCAGATTTGCTTTCTTGCGATGAATCGTTGCCTCCCGATACGCAGCTTTATGGGATACAGCTTATGCGAAATGGGAAGTATCGAATTTATAAGTGCGATTTTGATTCTCAAATTAGCACAGACTGTATGTGTCTGTACAAAACGCTGAAATCCATGAAAGGAAAACGGTATGCTGTAAATGAAATTGGCGAAAAGTCTAATTTGCATGGCGCTGGCGATTGTGTTGTGCTTTCAGGTAGTCCCGATTGAGCATGTTGACGCGAGCGCGGAATGCCCTAAAATGAATTTTAGCGAATGGAATGTAATTTCACTGGGCGAACCGCAAAATGTGCCACAGCGCACCGCAGGGCAGTCCTGCGCGATTCTGTGCAAGAAGTCAAGCGTAATGCACGGATGCAGCACCGAAATGTCGGATGAAGATTTTGACTTGCAGTTAGAGGGTTCGCTTGTAGGGCTTGGTGCTGATTTTTTGGATGCTTCAAGAGAAACTGGTGTATGTCCATATTTTCTTGCTGCGATATGCGCACTGGAAAGCGGGTGGGGGAACTACCCACAAGGAAACAATATCGCGGGTCTAATGATTGCGGGGAAGTACATCAAATTCGATAGCAAGCGAGACTGCATTTTCTATCTTGCGAGGCTAATTCAAAGTTGCTATGCGCAAGGCGGAACGTATTATTCGGGAGATTCCACAACACTGGGAATCTCGAAAAGTTACAACGAAACTCCGCAAAAGTGGGCTGATGCGGTAAACGAACTGATAGAAAGGATTGAAAACAATGAGTGAAGAAATTTTTGTGCCCGAAAAGGCACTTGTAGATTCTAAAAGCACCAATTACAAGTTAACGATTCCAAGCCTTAATAAAACCGTTGTGCTGAAGCGCGATGTTGATTTCGGAAAGTTCGGTCAGGCGAATAAACCGAGCTTGCTCAAGGCTGGCGCGGAAAAGGTGCTGATGGCCTATGGAGTAGAAAGTAAGTTTGTGCTGGAACAGGCCGTAGAGGACTTTGGGAACATTGCGGAGAATAAGCCTCCGATGTTCTTTTATCGGTTTAGGTGCGAGTTGTATTGGCACGGACAGCACATTACGGATGGGTACGGCAGCGCAAACAGCAACGAGGCGGCTTGCGGCAGGGCATCTAAGTTTGATGTGGCAAACCAACGCCTTAAAATCGCAAAAAAGCGTGCAGAGGTTGATGCGGCGCTGATGCTCGCGCAAATCAGCGATATGTTTTATGCCGATATTGAGGATTCTGCGCTTGACACAGAAAAACCGAAAGACAAGGCGTTTGATGTAATGCGTCCCGATGAACCGATTAGTGCAAGGCAGTTGAAGCGGCTGTTTACACTTTGCTCGCAAAACGGAATTGACACGGAGCAGGCAAAGGCTCTAATTAAGAGTTGCGGCTACGAAAGCGCGAAGGACATTAAGCAGAAAGATTACGACACAATTTGCAACAGGGTGGTTGCCGTGGAAGCAACCGCAAAGGAGGTCTGATTTATGATTAAGGCTGGAAATCGGTATAAGGCATTTAAGCCGCAGCAGAAGTTGTCGAAGAACGGCAGACCGTATCTGCAATTCGACATTAACGACAGCCAAAAGAATCCGGTAACGGGGCAATACGAAAACGGAACGTGGTATCGCTGCATTGCCATGACTGATATGCAACCCTCAGAGAGAATTAAAATTACAGCGATTGATGGTGTGGACGTTAGCACAAATTTCAGCCAGAAAACTCAAAAGTCGTATACTAATTATACGCTGATGGTTCAGGTCGAGGCCGCAGATGGAGCACCGCGCCGCGCGGATTACGAGGAAAAGGCCATGAGCAAGAGCACTAAAAACGTTGGACAAGCAAGTTTTGATGAATCTAACGATTCCGACGACCTGCCGTTCTGATGAACTGAATATAAATTTGGGGCGGAAGCAATTCTGCCCCATTTTATTTTAGGAAATCGCTTGACATTAAATATCTGATGTGCTAATATCATGTCAGAAAGGAGGCGCGTGACTGGAAATGTACAATCAGGGAATTGACAGGCTATTGACTCGATACGAAAAAACGCTTGACGAGCAACGAGAAATCATTAAGGAACTTCGCCATAGCCTCGCAAATGGGTCTACAATCAAAGACGAATCCAAACCGGTAAAAGATGCTTCCGATGCAGAAACGCTGTTTAACGAGCTGTGGGAGGCTTATCCGCGCAAGGAAGGGAAAAGCGCCGTGGGGATTGCCGCAAAGAAGCGTCTGTTGAAGGTTGGCAAAGAGCAAATGCTTGCGGCGATTGAGAATTACAAAAAGACGCTGGAAACAAGGGGAACGGAACAGAAGTATATCCTGCAAGGCTCCACATTCTTCAACACGCGGTACAAAGATTATCTTCCGGGAGAGTTCGAACAGAGCAAACCGGCAGAACAAGACATTTTGGAGTGGTAACTATGATTTATCCGTTTAAGAGGTCAGATTATAGTCATGCGTTTACCGCGTGGCATTTGAAAATGCTCCCAATTCTGAATGATGAAACGCTTAATATACTAAACAGCGAAGTGCAATTTATATTGCTATGGAGCGCGTGCGGCAGTGAGGAAAAATATGTGCATGTCGGGGTTTCGGAGTTCTGCGTAGAGGATTACCCGATGGACAACTACATTGCGTACCATAATTTAGTGTTGCGTGAAATGGCTCGGAGAAAAATGGAGACAATAGCAGACGCTTGGCATTACAGCTGGGGCGGAGACGATGGGCGTAAGGGATTTTATAGAAAAGACAGCGACATCGACTATGTGGACATCAACACGCTGATTACGGATGCCATCCATGACAATCTCCCGATTTTTGCCGAACATGACGATGCTTGTTTTAAGTCGCAGTTAGAATACGCGAAGCAACACAAGATACTGCGCGAAGGATGGGAGGCGTATATGAAATGAAATATGTGCCAGATGTGATTCAAAATGGGACACTGCTGCGGCTGCCGTGCAAGGTTGGTGATATTATCTATGACATTCGTGGAGATTGGGAAACAGGAGAGCCAACGCTAATTCCTCACAGGGCAAAAGCAATTTATCCAACCATTAGAAAAAATGGAAAGTTTGGTTTTGATCTTTACGCAACTAATTACGGGCTTTCGATAACTGAAAACACAAATGTGTACTATTCCCGCGAGGCCGCCGAAGCCGCGCTGAAAGAACAGGAGGCTGAATAATGAAAGTAAAAGCGGTACGCTGCCTTTTCGACGAGTGTGGCGCTTATGTTGGACTGGAAAAAACATTGAACAAAATTGGATACGAGAATGTATTGCAAGTACTCCCAATGTACTGTGACGGAGAGTATTTTTACACGATTATTTACAAAGAAAGCGAGGCTGAATGATGAAACGTGAAGAATTGACGGATGCCTTGCGCACAGAAGCCGAGTGGGCGGCAGACCACGATTACGATATACCGCTTATGCTGTGCGGAAATTTGCGGGATGCCGTCACCCTTCTCGAATCCGATGCCGCCGAAATTGCCGCGCTGAAAGCTGAGAACGAGCGCATCCGGCAGACCTACGTTGCGCCGGAGGTGTACCATATGGCGTGTGATGAGAGGGATGCGGCGGTGAATGATTTATCACTCACAAATACAAGAAAGTTTAATAATCCCTGCGAAATTTGCAAACACAATGGAGAAAAATGCGAACCTGTTGATTTGCAGAGCGTTTGCTATAAATGGGAGTGGCGCGGTCTGCAGAAGGAGAAATAAATTATGTGCAGAATGAAAAGCATGATTCTTTTGAAAGATAGCGTATTTTGCCCTGACTATGACGGTCACTCGGATATGTTGGATGCCCTAAAAATCAAGGATAACAAGCGTATCCCTGATTTCGTAAAAATCGAGATCGTGCCACCCCAAGACGATATGTCGCGCCCGGTTGAAGAGTGGGCGTACGAACCAGATCAAGACAAGTTCCCTAAATGGTATGTCCGCGAAGTAGACGAGCCGCGGTGCCGTGAAGCTCTTAAAAAATGGGCTGCAGAACACATTTTTACGGATGGTAATCACGAAGTGCATAATGGAACGTATTGCGCTTGCGGTAGCGCCACGGTAACGGCTTGGGGCCGCTCCACGGTGACGGCTCTGGGCAGCTCCACGGTGACGGCTCGGGACAGCGCCACGGTAACGGCTCGGGACAGCGCCACGGTAACGGCTTGGAACAGCTCCACGGTAACGGCTTGGGACAGCTCCACGGTAACGGCTCGGGACAGCGCCACGGTAACGGCTCGGGACAGCGCCGCGGTAACGGCTTGGGACAGCTCCACGGTAACGGCTCGGAACAGCTCCACGGTAAAAGAACTGCACGACCGAGCTGTTGCAATCAAGCGCGAAAGCTATCTTTCGAAGCCGGTTGTGGAAATTGCTGGTGAAGATACATTACGCGGGCCGCAGAAAGGAAAAGAATGATGGAAAGATTGACTGGTTGCGAAATCATTGCAGGGCATTTCCATAATATCCCGCTTGTCGATACACAGCTTGTTGTTGATCGTCTCGCGTCCTACGAGGACAACGCCCGCACCCCGGAAGAGTGCGCAGCGGCGTTTGAAGAGCTGGCCGCATACCGCGCCGCAGAGCAGGACGGGACACTGTTGCGGCTGCCGTGTAAGGTTGGGGATACGGTATATACGGTTGGCCTTGACTGCGGGGACAACCCGGATCATACAAAAATGTACTTTTGTTGGAACAAGTCGTGCAAGAGCTGCGAAAAGGCATATTTGCGAGTATGGGAGAACCGTACCAAAACAGTAGATATACGAAGCATTGTCGCTGAAATGGGATTATGCGGAGAAGATGGAGGCTTCGGCAAAACCGTATTTCTCACCCGCGAGGCCGCCGAAGCCGCGCTGAAAGAACAGGAGCACAACATGACAACTGAACAGGCAATCAATGAAATTGTGTCAAGCGGATACGGGCAAGTGCAGTGCCACGAGGAAACCATGCGCATGGCTGTCTCTGCTCTCCGCGCCCAGCAGGAGTGCGGGAACCCGAAGCCGCAGTGGATTAGCGTCAAGGACAGGCTGCCGGAAAAAACTGGCTCATATTTAGTCTTTTACCATGAATGGAGCGGTGGCGCATTTCTCCCAACCTATGATGACTGCACAATTCGCGTTATGCGTTTTTTGGATAGTCGGAAATGGCGATATCCAGTATGCGTTGATAAGCGATGCGAAGCAGACACGAACAGAGCGGTTACTCACTGGATGCCGTTGCCGGAACCGCCGAAGGAGGAACAGAAATGAAGATGCCGCACGATAAACACGATAAATTTGGCAACATTATCTTGAGTAATCGGTTCTATTCGAACTGCTTGTTTGAGGCCATCAAGGCAAAGCACCGGAGAAGTGATGTCGTAATTGAACGGCACCATGTCCGTGGAACAATCGTTCCCCATTTTACATGGAGATATCCGGAATCGAAAATGACTTATAGTTTTGGGACAGACCACAAGATAGTATGTCCAATTTGGTTCGAGGGATATATTCGCGCGAGATGCGACCAAAGAAAAAAGGAGGCGCAGAAATGAAAGGTAACATCTATAAGAAGCTGTACCCGGAAGATAAGTTCGGACGGCGATTCTATTGCCAGCACGCAAGGCTGGGGTTGATTCGGATGGAGAAAAAGGCAGAGAGAACGGAAGAACGGCGTTTTCAGAAGCGGGAATGCAAGGAGCAGGAGGAGCAGAAATGACAAAGGAAGAAGCCGCACAAATTGTAAGGGCTAACAAGGCGCTTTATCCATGCGAATACCGTGGGATTTCAGAGGCAGACTTAGATAACGCTGCAATGCTTATGGCAAGGTCGCTTGCTAACTGCGAGTTTTCAAAGGTGAAAGAGGCATATACAGAGTGCGTCAAGGTATGCGCTAGGCCGGTAAAGGTCAGCGATTTGTGGGCGCAGATGCAGTCGCAGAAGCAGGCATCAAACGAGATTTACCAGAAGTTGGAGGTTGACTGAACATGAGTGAGCAATTTGACGCGGAATCCGCGCTGGTTGGATGCCTACTGCTGGAGCCGGACAAGTGCGCAGACGAAATCTTCACGCAACTGGAAGATAATGTGTTTGCAAATCAGTACGCCAAAGAGTGCTTTAAGGCTTGCGAAACAGCTTATTATGAGAACAGCGGCAAGTTTGACAGCGCGACCATTATCACAAAGCTCGTGAGCGCGGAAACAAAGACCTATGCGATGCAATGCGCTGAAACGGTGCCGAGCCTGTCTAACTGGAAGTTGTATGCGGACAGCGTGCGCGATGCGTATATTCGCAGAGAGGTCATTGACCGTGCGAATGGCCTTGTGAACGAGTATATGCAGGGCAATGTGCAGGACATTTCCGAAATGCAGAGCTTGGCGGAGAAAATCGCGGAGCCGTTCAATGGAGTTAAGTCCGCGTTAAGCGCAGATTCTGTGCAGGCTTATGATATATTCCTGCAAGAGCAGGCAAAACCTCGGCAGTATATGAAGCTGGGCTTTCCCAGTCTGGACGCCTGCTCTTACATAGAGCCGGGGGACTTGGTGGTAATTGGCGGCAGACCAAGCGCGGGCAAGACTGCCGTGAGCCTGAACATGCTCGTAACGCTATCTAAGAATTATCGTTGCGTGTTCTTCTCCTGCGAAACGCGGCGTGAGAAAATCATCGACCGCATGATTTCGCATTTCTGCTCGATTCCGCTTTCCCACATCAAGCGCGGCACGCTTACGGACGCCGAGAGGGACGAAATCAAAGAAGCGCGGATGCAGTTTACAAGCCTTAAATTTGAGATTGTAGAGGCGTCGGGTCATACCGTACAGTGGATTCGCAACGAAGCTGTACGCCGCAATGCGCAGGTGATTTTCGTGGATTACATCGGAATTGTAAAAAGCTATGGGAAAAGCCGCTACGAAATGGTGACAAACGCAATCAACGACTTACATGTGATGGCGCAGAGCGAAAAGATTACGACCATCGCGCTGTCGCAGCTAAATCGGACTTCGCTGCAAAACAGCTTGCCGAGCATGGCAGACTTGAAAGAATCCGGTGGAATCGAGGAAGCCAGCGACATGGTATTGCTTTTGCACAATGGAGGCGCAGACGGTTATAAGATGATTCTTGGAAAGAACAAGGAGGGCAGAGTCGGAACGATTGAAATGCGGTTTGACGGAGAAACCCAAACGCTGATTGAGCTTTCCGACGAAAAATCTCCATTTTGATATTGACAAAGCGTAGCAAAATGTGCTATAATCGCGTCAGTAAGAAAAGCTGAAAGGAGCTTGATTATGAAGAACAATAAAATCAAAGGGCTGCTTTACAAGGTCGGTGGAAATGAACCGCAGGCGGTTGAAATCGAAAACACGCTTGAATCGTTGCAGAAAATTGTCGGCGGCTACATTGAGACTGTGTATATGCGGGTCGCGGCAACTGGATTGAACGCGATTCTTGTGTGCAACGACGATGGCAAGGTGAAAGGGCTTCCGTATTCCTGCTACGTTCCGAAAATTCGAGACTTTATCGCGGGGGACTGCATCATTCTTGGCGATGGCGGCGAGGACTTTACAGATGCCCCGCAAGAAATCCTTGACAAGACAGTGTGTCTTGCAATGCCTGTTTCGGAGGTGGAAACAACTTGAAGTTAATATTCAAGGGCGTGATTCCAGTTGAACCGCGCACGAAGAAAAACAGCCAAAACATTTTCATGAACAAGAAAACGGGACGCGCGTTTATCTCGACCAGCGCAGCCTACAAGGCGTATGATGCAGCGGCCGGAAAATATCTCGATGGGCGCATGAAAACGCCCGTAAACGTGCCAGTAGAGGTCACAGCGCGGTTCTACATGAAAACCAGACGCAGAGTAGATTTAACAAACCTCATGGAAGCCCTACACGACATTCTCGTAAAGCATAAAGTTCTCGCAGACGACAATTCGCAAGTCGTAGTTAGCGTGGACGGAAGCCGAGTGCTTTATGACAAAGATAACCCGCGCACGGAGTTTGAGATTAAGGAGATGATGGAGTGAAAACGATAGAGTGCGGGCGCAGATGCGGGTTTTGTGGAGCAACAAAAGGCGTAGCGTATTTCAATGGGAGGCAGCTTAATCAATGGTATCGCAACGCAGAATATGGATGGCTTTGTAGGACTTGCTACGCAAGAATTGAAAGAACGGGAGACGTCGCATACAAATGGCTTGCGAAAAAGGCGCAGACTGATACGCAAAGGGCAATGGCGATAAAAGAGGCCAACGCAAAAATATGCGGAGGGAAGCGCGTTATCGACGCTAAAAAGCTCTATCGCAAATCGCATACCGCGCAAGAGGAACCGTATCAGTACACAATCCTTTGCACACGATGCGGGAAGAAAATTAAGTGGAGCAAAAGTATCGCGGAGTACAACACAAGCTGGGACAGCGTTTGCAACTGCGTAGTGATGGACTGGTGCCTTGAATACTATCGCAAGAACACAGTGCGGCACTACATTATGCAAAAGCTACGCGATGGCGTGTCGAAGCCAGAGCTTGTAAAAGAGCTGCATTGCTCTCGGCAATACGTTGACGCGGAAGAAAAGAACGTTCGCATGGAATATCGCAAACAGGCTGGCGCAACTCTGGGTTATGCGCAATCGCAAGGAGGTAGGTTTGGAAATGGCAGAAGCAGCAGAAAAGACAAACAATCGCAAGGGGCGTTCCGGGAAGAATAAAATGCAGGCAACGTTTCGCACGCAAGACCAGCAGCTTGCACTTGCGCAGCATCGCTTCCGAGAGGGAGAGGTTCCGGTTGCTGTGGTGGGAGACGAGAACAAGGGCGATGTAAAGGCGCTGATTCAGGGAATCAGCATGGGAATCCAGATTAAGGAGCTGACCGCGCAAGACCTGTTGGATTTGGAGTACGCTTATTTGGACTTCATTTATCAAAATCAGACTTATCTCATTCCAGACTGGACGGGTTTCTGCGCGTTCTGCGGCACAACGACACATCGCATGAATTACGCGCAGCAAACATCGCTTAAGCGAGAAACGTGCATCGACCCATTCGGACGAGAAACGCAAGCATCGCAAAGCGAAGTAATCGGAAAAATCAAAACGGATTTTCTCGCAGTAAAGGCGCAGCTTGGGTTAACCGGTAAAATTCCTCCTGTGGTCTTTATCGCTACCATGAACAACGAGGGAGACTGGACAACTAAATCGGAGTTGGTCGTTACACCGCAGAACCCGATTGAAACCAAAACAAGCAACGAGCTTGACCGCATGATTGCTGACTACAAAGACAACGCAATCGAGGCGGAAGCAAAAGAAGTCGAATGATTGCAAATCGCAATCTCAAATAAAAAGGAGACAATTATGAATTACCGTGAATTTACTGAAATCGCAGCAAAGTTTTCCAAAGAGCACAAAGAGGACGGGATTATGATTATTTCCGTGCAGCCTCGTGATGTGGAGGGCATGGCCGATGGAGAAAACGGAGAGTATGGGAAAAGCACTATCGTGTGCGGGACGGGAACGGAGTTTATCGCAGAAATCGCTATGCTCGCAGAACAGACGGGAATCGGATGCAAAGACCTTGGTTTTCTGCTTATGGGAATTGGATTCGACGAAGGAGCATCGCAGGCCGCCAAGAACTTGGCGGATCTGAACGCAAAAGCCGCGATGAAGGAAATGACAAAAGAAGAAAAGGCGGACTTCCTCATCGAAAAGCTGAAGCGGAAGATGATGGAATCGTAATCGTAATCTCTAAATACGAATTATCGCAATCGCTAATCGCTTATCGCGTAGAGGCAAATATCGTAGGGCGCTCGGAGCAATCCGGGCGCTCTTTGCATCCTCGGGCATCGTCGGTTCCCTCCTCTTCCCCGTTCCCGCCTTGTCTTCCCTGCCTTTGCTGCTTAAATCCTACTAAAAACATAGGATTGCTGGGTTTGCCGTTTCCCTGCCGCTGACGTTTTGGAGCGCAAAAACAAATCGGAATTATCCGCTGAAAGCTATTGACAACGTTTTGATGCGGTGCTATGATTGACTTGTCGGAAATAAGCATTAGGCCGCCGGAGGCTTCCGGCCGCCGCAAAAAATAGGAGGCATTTATCATGGAAGTTATCCTTTATAGAAACAAGCGCGTCACTTACAGCATCGAAAAGCAGGATGTTAAAGCGGCGGTTTCTGCCGCTGCATCCGTCGAGGCCGCGCTTGACGCTCTGGACGGCAAAATCATCTGCGCGCGTGATGGTCTGGTTTTCGAGCGCGTGCAGGGTGAAGCGCGCTTTCGCCGCGACGGCGGCGAGGTTATCGAGCGCGGAGTTAAGGAGGACTTAGCAGCCTGCCGCGAAGCACTCAAAGAGGTGTGCGAGGATGTGCAGCAGCAGCCTGCCGCTCACGCCACACAGCCTGCGCCGGTTCCCGCTCCCGCTTCCGCCGCGCCGGTTCCCGCCGCTGCCGCTGACGCAGTAGCCGCAGGCACGATTCTGGCAACGTTGGCGCACATTAAAGAAGAAGAAATTTTTGGCAAGGTTTGTAATGACCTCGACGCGTTCATCATGCAGAAATACGGCAAGCTGCCTCAGAAGGAAATAGTCGTGAAGATGCCGGACGGAACAAAGCGCGGCGCAGGCAGCGTTCAGCACGAAAAGTTTGAAACAGTGCTGAAATATATCACTGCCGACGTTCCCGTTTTTCTGGCGGGGCCTGCCGGTACTGGCAAAAGCTCGATTGCAAAAAATGCCGCCGCAGCGATTGGGATGGAGTTTTATTTTAGCGGCGCAGTAACTGATATTTACAAATTCACTGGGTTTATCGACGCGCAAGGCCGTTATCAGGAGACGCAATTCTATACGTTCTGCAAAAATGGCGGTGTGTTCTTCCTTGACGAGATGGACGCGAGCATCCCGGAGGTTCTGGTGGCACTTAATGCCGCTATTGCAAACCGGTATTTTGACTTCCCGTGTGGACGGGTTGACTTGGCGCAGGATTGCCGGTTTATCTGCGCGGGAAACACGTTCGGCAATGGCGCGGATTCAACGTACACGGGGCGTTTTCAGCTGGACGGCGCGACGCTTGACCGTTTTGCAGTTGTCGAAGTCGATTACAGCAGAGAAATCTTTTTGGCGGTAACTGACAACAACAAAGAGCTTGTGAACTTCATCTACGACTTGCGCAAAGCGGCAAACCGCGTGGGCGCGAGCGGGTTAATCCTCAGTTACCGCGCGGCGCAGAATGTGGCGCGGATGGAGCAGGTAGAGCTGCCGCTGACGGATTGCATCAAACAGTGCGTGGCAAAGGGGCTTTCGAGCGATACGGCGCACATGATGGGCGAAAAATTAAGTGATGGCAATAAATACGCGCAGGCTTGGAAGGAGGCGTTCTAATTATGAGTTACAAAGTATTCATCGACGAATTTCCGACGATGGATTCTTTCTGGAAATTCTGCGAGACTGCGCCGAACAATGCAGCGTTCGGCAATCGGCATAAAAGCGATTCAACCGGAATGGACAGAATCGAGTTTACAGGGACAAAAACATTGGAGGAAGCATTAAATCTTTTCCGTAATGGGTATGACGCGGGTGCAAAAGCGATAAATTGTGACGGGAGCGGGTTTTCACGGCAAGTGCAGCGCGCGCAGGTGCGGAATTATTACGTTGGAGCTTGCCCGAATGTTCCGCGCGCTATGCAGGGGTTGCCGGATGCGATGCGGCAGGTGTACAGGGTTCCGCAAAAACAGCGCGTGATAACGGTTTTCTATGATGTGTGCGCTTCTGGATGTGTTGGAGCCGAAAAAATGCAGGAAGCTGCAAAGCGATTTTATGCCGCAGTAAATGCGCTGGAAAAGTCAGGCGTGCGCGTTGAAATTCTTGTTGGAGAGGCGGTAACATATGCGGGCGGGCGTGAAACGGTTTTGGTTTCTCCCGCAATAACAGTTAAAAAGGCAAGCGAGCGCGGAGACAGCGGGCGCTTGGGGTATGTCCTTACTCATCCGAGTTTTTTGCGCAGGCTGATGTTTAAGTACAGCGAGGTTTGTACGCATTTGGGAAAAGAGCATGAATCGGATAGCTTGGGGTATGGACACGTCGTTGCGCGCGACGTCAACGCGAGCAAGTCGTTTTTGAGTGAGCTTTCCCGCAGGTATAAGGACGCTGTATATATGGGCGTCACGAAGATTCTGATGGACAAGCAGCTTGCGACAGAGCAGGGCATTTTGGATTATATGCGGAGCGAGGCGGCGGCAGGTGGCGCACAGTGATTTTGCTGTTGCTGACGATATTCGCAATCGACAAAAAGATAACATATGATGTGCGGCGTGACCGCACGTTTAGGATTAGGAGGTTTTGAAAATGTACGAGCGGGAAATTGCGGCGCTTGAAAACGAGCGCGAGGAAATCGAAAACAGGGATGCGGACGAATACACGGCGGCGGAGCTTGCTAGGCTGGACGAAATCGGAATTGAGTTGCACGAGTTAATCGAGGCGCGCGAGGCAGCACAGGAGGAGGCATCCGAGCGGGAATACAGGGCGGAGTGGTTGGAGCAGCAGCCCACACGGTACTCACAGCTAGGCTATTGATAGGGCAGGGGAGGGCCTCGGAGCAGTCCGGGCCCTTTTTCTATGCGCAAGCACGGCGGGGGAGGGGAGAGGGAGGCAGGCGAGGACATCGTAATAGAGCATCGTAATATAGAGATAGCAGGGAAGGGGAGAGCTATTATATATTATTATATAGATATTATATAGATTAGATATGTTGAGAATAGAATAAGAGAATAGAATAATAAGCTAGTCTATACTTATAGACCAAAATGTTTGATATCGAACAATAATGTTTCATATCGAACAATCGTAAGTAAGAGTTATCGTAAATCGTAGTAAGCAATCGTTAATCGTAGCTAATCGTAATCGTAAGCAATCGTAATCGTAATAGAGGCGTGCTCTTATAGGCGCGGCGGCACTGCGGCGGAGCCTCGGCACGGCTGGAAAAACCTACCAGTTAGCAGAGGCTAACGCCTACCTTTCCGGTGGGTTTGAAACTTGGAGCGTTACTTCCGAGTTACTGACCGCTGGCAAAAACTGGTAACTCAAACATCCGCTTTATGGGACGTTGCAAAAATGCAAAAACTTGCATCAAATATCCATGCCATTTAGGGTCTTGACATGCTATTATGTAATCCTAAATCAATATTATGGTTTAGGCCGCCGGAGGCAATCCGGGCAAACAGGACAGAAAGGAAGAATACAAAATGAGAAAATCAGAACAAGAAGAGCTGTTCCGGCTAACCCGCAAATACGCGTCGGAGTGGGACGCAACGTACCCGGAACTTCGGATAACGTGCGAGAACCGCCGCGCGTTATCCGAAGCTGAGGTGTCGCGCCGCTGTGCACTGCGCACCGCCTATATCAACGCACAGCTTCGCGGGATGGATTTTACCACATCGGACGACGCGCCCGCGGATGATATGGAGGCGGCGACGGTATGACACTTTGCGAGAGCATGACGCGCCCAATGACAGATGAGATTAGCACGGCGGTGCACAGCGTCATGGATTATCTGCAACTTGGCGAGCGCGGCGCGGCGTGGGATGAGATGGAGCGGTGCGAGGCGGACGGGTGGCTACCAGCAGAGTTAGCAGACAGGATAGCCGATGCGATGATTGACGGCAACGAGGACGGAGCCGACGAGTGCGACTGTATTTTATCACAAGGGAGGTTTTGACGATGGGCAACAAGTATGAGTTAGTCCGGCGCGCGCTGCTGCTGCTGGGCGCGGGTGCCTGCATCCGGGCCGTGGTGTATGCCGTGGGTGTTGTCTATGCGGCGTGTCCTGCGGCGGCTGCGCTGCTGCTGCTTGGGTGCGTGTGCGTGCTGTTTGCAGCGGTTGCTAATTGGCGCGATACAGACGAGGCGGAGCGCTATTACGCGGGACGGGAGGCAAGGCGGCGGGAGGCAAGGCGGCGAAAGGCGCGGGACGGGAGGCGGGCGCGGTGATCCTGGTAACGCTGATAGCGTGGGCGGCGTTGCGTCGGCTGGACGGTGTTCCATCATGGCGGGCGGTACCAAAGCGGCGGTAACTTGGAGATAGCAACAGGGGCGGCGGGGTAACTTGCCGTCCCTGCTTTTTTGTTTTTTGGTGTGCCTTTTCGGAGCAGGGGAGGGGAGGGGAGGCGAGAAGAGGGCGAAGAGGGGGCGCCTCTATGCGATAGGGGAGGAGAGGGAGGCGCGTTGCAAGTCCGATTTAGCGTGCATTGCATTAGAGGCGGCATAGAAGCCCTACAATGGGCACTTGTGTGCGGCAATCAAGTTTGACCTTTGATGCGCAAAGCGCGTTTCTGGGGGCATTTGCGGGGCGCGTGCGGCGGGGGCACCGCGGGGGTGTGGGGCAGCGGCACTCCCCCGCTTATCAGTTCTCTCACTAACTTTTATCCTAAAAGGCTTATGTCTATATTATATTATATATAGAGTTGTCCCAAGTAGGTTCCAAGATATTCCAATATAATTCCAAGTTAAATTCAACTTGCTAACTTGCTCTAACTTGCTAATCACCTGCTTGCCGACTTGCTATCCCAACATGTTATTTTCAAAAATTTCGCAAAAATAAAAAAGCCCCCTCTTGCGAGGGAGCCTGTGCTTATCTGTTTTTTCGGAAAGAGCGGTCATAAACAAGTTGCAGTTGTTCTGTCGGCACAGAGCTTTTCGCTCCATAGATTTCGATAATGCTTCTGTCGCCTGCGCAACCAGTACCGGACTCGATTAACTCTGCGATAATAGGATTCTTGTTTCCATAGCATACGTCCCGGCAGTATATTTTCGAGTTGTTAAGCTCTCGTTTATGCGGGCAATCTTTGCAGTTTATCCACGGCCTGTATTCCACTTTCATAATGCGCCAGCCTCTTTCCACGCCTTGTAAATCTTAGCTCCCTGAATGGCGAACCAATCGACCATTTCCTCGTTTCTCGACCATGCGGAATCGTAAACGCTTGCATTTTCAGAAAGGCCGCTTTGGTGTAGAAAAGCGTGAACAATTTCATGCCGCAGAATCTTTTTCATGCGGGAACGAATATGAGATTCGCTTTCGGATTTCCAATCATCGTCATTGTTCAAATCTCTAACTCCAATTATGTTTTCAGACACCTTGCAATATCCATCGCAATCATCAAGGGATTTGTCTTTTTTCTTGTCGGAAACCGTAATTTTATATTCCGAGCCGAGAACCATAACCGAATCACTGAATTTCACCATTTTCTTTCTTTCCCTTTCGTTTCATGTAGTATTCATGTGCATAGTCGCTCACTTGCAAACTATGCGCTTTTCTCCATTTGTCGCAAGCGTTCTTGTTTACTTCTGGATGCTCTTTGCGATATTTCCGCATATATTCGTTCCATTTTTCTCTTTCCATCAGTAATACCACCCATAATATCCATGCACGTTGCGCAGACGTTTGTTGATGCGATGGCATATAAACCAGACCAATAGCAGAATCAAAATCATATTCTCGCTTCCTTTCTTGACATTATATTACATCATTTCATAAACAAATGCAAGTAGTTCTGAAAAATAAAAACCGCTCGGATTGCTCCGAACGGCTAATAATTCTTGTAAGGCTTATCGCTTAGATTGTCACATCATGGATGCGCGGCATGAAATTACGCGCCCATTACAATGTTCCATCGAACCCGCCATGCAGTTTTCAGCGGTCATTTTCATTCTGGTTCAGGCATACCTTACGCTCTGAAATCGTTCGGGCGCGACCCGACCTCTGGTGATGAACTGCGGTCTTGCACCGCTTCACGGGTTCGGGCACATAGCCCGCTCGTTTGTGTGGCCTGAGCATTACGCCCCGCCTGTTCACCAAATAAATGCTCGTCTTTCCGAGCCGCCAGACGGCATCATTGCGGCGTGGATTTGCACCACGCATACGCTTCCATCACAGACACGGCACCACTAAGTGGGACTTAGGATTATCTCAATAGTGATGGATTTATTGGTGGGGAGTTACTACGTGCTTTACCCGTGTTTTTTTAACGTCCACAACACGCACCAATCGCTAAACCTGAAACTAGCGTCTACCTATTCCGCCACGCAATGATTAATTGGTATGCCATATCGCCAGACAGATTGCTGACAAGTGTACCAGCTCGATTGCTCATAGATGCTCCTTTCTTTCCTGAAAAGCAGGAAAATGAAATTACTGTAGAGATTTTACCATAGAAATTTCAGAAAATCAAGATAATTTGAAATTGCAAGAGCTGTGAAATTTCAGAAAAACAGAGTTTGCTGAAATTTCAACGCTAGAAACTAGCGAGCAATTTCAAGTTTAGAATTTTCGGACTATTCGCCTTGTGCGGATAGGTCTTTACTTATGCCCCGAAGGAGGTGGTTTTTCGCATGGCATCCAGAATCGCAGGCATCACCGTTGAGATTGGCGGCGACACTACAAAATTATCCAAGGCACTGGAAGGTGTTAACAAGTCCATTAAAACAACGCAGGCTAGGCTCAAGGATGTTAACAAGCTCCTGAAATTGGACCCCTCCAATACCGACGCTGTCACCCAGAAGCAACGGATGTATTTCCTTAAGAACTTAACAAGACACATCACACGCAGCTTTCGCCATACGCTAAATGCAATTTCTTCAATATTCTGTCACGCAGTAGATAAGTCTGAGCTTTTGGGAGCGACCCTAGGCTTCTTACCCAGCTCCCGAACGGGAGCAATTTACGTTTGGAATGATTACCAAAAGCGTTCACCGAACATTCAGATTTTTCATTATCTGTTTTTGTAGACATACGGCTACTTGCACAAGCTACCGCTCTTATAACTGCTTTTCAGCAGTATCAAGTCCAGCATGGTTATTTGGAATTACGCAATCATTCTGCGCCGTGTCCCCACAACCAGAGTTGCGCTTATTCACCACAGGTGCGTCTATTTCCCATGCGAGCGGTTCTTTACATTTTGAAGCATCACATCGCGCGCCGTTGCTTGATATTTGAGTTTGCTCATTCATTCCTGTTGTTGTCAGCCAGTCAAACGGTTAATTACACGGCTATCGTCAATGTAATCACCGGCTCATACGCAACTCCCATGCGCGGGAATAACCCGTCTGCACATGGTTCGATGTGGTGTGTCTTGTTCAGTTCTCAAGGTGCTAAACGCAACTTTGCGTTGGAGCCTTACGCGGGAATCAAACCCGCTCATACGCCTTGGAGGGGCGTCACGCTGTCGTTACATCAGTAAGGCATCTAAGCCGCGCTGCGTCTTGAACCACACGCGGAATACGCATATCGTGTCGCGGAGTTGAAAAGAAAGTTACATAAGAAACAACTCCGAATTATGAAAGGAGGCACACCAAACGTGCGAGATAATGTTGGTAGAGGGAGTTGGAATCGAACCAACGATGACGGCGTCAAAGGCCGTTGCCTTGCCTCTTGGCTATTCCTCTATGATGCGGATGAGCTGACACCGGACGGAGCCAGAGCCACCCGCAAGTTCATGCTTGCTTCGGTTATACCGAAAGCGTATTGGAGCGTGAGCCAAATCCGTATTCTAACGCAGAAGCGACCGTCTGGGAAGCTACCGTGAAACCTGTACGGCGGTTTTCTGATATTATATTACAGCATTTTTATACTGCTGTCAAGGGTATTTTGAAATATTTTACAATTAAATTTCGTCGCTTGTGTCGCAAATAGGCCGCAGTGCCATCCCGGCTGACTTCAAATCCCGCATCAGCGCATAGTCTGCGCATCCATCTTTGCGATAATCCCCGTATTTTTCGGTGACTTCGTTTAGCGCAACCGCGACTTGCATTATATCGTTTTTATTCCATCCACAGTTAAGCATTGCAGCCATCCACATATACTGCACGCGAGTTGTTGCCGCCTCGATTTCCTTTCCAATAATCTTTTCCGCCGCGTATTTTGCCGCTTTCTTCTCTTTCACTGTCAAAACGTTTGCTTTCATTTTTTATAACCCTCCATATTTACCAATCTTTTAGCTGTTCATCTTTCTTTGCGGTATTACGAAAGCTTCCACTTTTTCTATCCAACTTTGCCTTTGCATAAGAATCCGCGTCTGTAATTCCGTCTTGCTTGCAACGAGCAAGAATCTTGTCGATGTAAGAAATATTCACCTTGTCTGCTCCGCACATGGCTGCATCCATAATCGCCGCATGAATCAAATCCGCACGGAAGCTATGCACATACGCGCGAAGCTGCAAACGCTCCGAAGGAGAAACCGTGCTTCTACCAGAAGCCATTCTAAACACGGAAACCAACTCTCGTTCTCTCTCTTTGGCGGAACTTTCTCTCTCTTGCTCCCGTTCGGTCGCGCCAGTCTCGCTCTCGCTCGTATTTTGCCAATAGGGTGAAATCTCCGCATCTCGTTGGCTTTCCGTTTCTCCCCCCAGTTTCGCTCCGTCTGTAGTAGTTGTAGTAGTATTATTAGTAGTTACTCTTTCAGTAGTTATTCTATTAGTATTTATTAGTGGCGGGTTTTCCAATGTTGGGTTATCCAACGTTGGGTTTTCCGCCATTGGATAATCCGACATGGATGCCTTTTTTGAGCTGTAATCCCTTATCACCCAATCTGTTTCAGAAAACGTCCCATCATCGAGCCTTTTTCTTGTTCCTCTGTCGATAAATCCTGCAATTTCAAGCTCTTTCAGCGCGGCTCTGATGGCGTCTTTTCCGTCAGGCACGATTTTTTGAAGCCCTTGAACAGAGAAAACCCAATTATCGGGAAGATGAAGCATATTGCATAGCAGACCCTGCGCTTTAAGAGACAAACCGCTCTTAAACACCTCATTGTTTATATGCGTGTAGCCGGACTTAACGTCCTTTCTCATAATCGACATTTTTTCATCACCCTGCAAAGCGAAAGGCCGGAATCAAGTTGTTCGCCCACAACCCGATTCCGACCTTTGTTCGGCTGTATTCACTTTTCCTACTATAAGCGCGGGCGAGTGCTTACAGCCGATTACTTTTATTCTGGGGTAGCTACTCCCCACAACAAAAGTATACGCTTACCCTACGCCGAAGTCAAGCGATTTGCCAAATATTTTTCAGAAAGGCCGCACAAACGCCTGCACTTTGTTCCCGGTCATGGACTTCAAGAGCTGCGCAAGCATGGCGGCACTATCGCAGCTATCGTCGTGCTGATTCTTTGCCATCTGCGAATAAGCCCACATATTGCGCATAAATGCCGCATATTCGCTTCCGTTTGCGTAGGTCTGGATGTCTTTGAACCAAAAGTGAGCTTTGATATAATCGGATTCTACGATAATTTTTGTCTGCTTATTCGTAGTTGTGGGCTTTTTTCGGATGGATGTCTTTCCTCCGAGCGCACGAACATTCTTTTCGATGGAATCCGCAATGAATAAGCCTTGGTTGTTGGATTCTACCTGCAAGATGGAAACATTGTGCTTTACGCATTTCTGTGCGCAGGCGGGCGTTGTGAACTCCGGCAGTGCCGTGCTGAACACAACATCTTCGATATAGGCATCCTCTCCGTACAAATAGCAGATAAGCATTGACGTGAAGTCTCCGCCGCCAAGTGCGGGGTCGCAAACCGCCAAGATTGCATCTGGTTCTTTATCCGGCAAATTGTAATAATACTGTAAACTATCTTTCGGAAACACAACGCCCTTTGTTTCAATCGGCTGTTGCTGAAACTCGCTCATCCACTGTGCCTCTGACAGCATTTTGCGTTCGTTTCGATAGTATGATGTTGAAAATCCAAGTCCGTATTTATAGTTGAAATTCGATAAGTCTGTTATGGGGTCAAGTGCCGGAACCTCGATTACGCGCGTGCGCCACTTCATCATGGGGGCGATTTCCTGCAAATGCCCGATGGGGTCTTTGATGGAAAATCGCGTTCCCTGCGCGATGATGGGAACGCCCTCTTTCCGTCTGCCGAGCACGTCGCCGCGAATCTTGTTCCAAAGCAGGTCAAGTCGCTGGTAATTCTGCGCTTCTTCGTAGCCGGAAACGGGGTCGTCGATGTACATAAAGTTGCTGGCTTCCGTCGCGCCGGTTAGCTTCCCGTCGATGGAGCGGCAAGTAATAGTGCTAAACCGTTTTTTTAAATTAAAGTCTATGGTATGCTCTTCGGCGTTAGTTGCAGTTAAAATACACTGCGGGAATACGTCCCAATAGTTGTACGTTTCTTTGTCCTGTGCAATTTCCAAAATGCCGCTGTAAAACGATTTTACCAGAGAATCGCCTTGTCCAACCAGAAGTGCGGCCAAGTCAGGAGAAAATCCGGCACGCCAAAGCGAAAAGAACACGCCGATTTGGCTTTTTCCCGTGCGTTTTGGCTGGCTCACAGTGAGCAAATCAAGTTTTCCGTCCGCGCAATCTTGAAACCCGTCCACAATTTTCATAAGTTGCTTTCTGCGCGGCGCATAAAAACGCTTTTCCGGTGGCCGGTCAAATTCCACATACAGCATGAATTTGTCAAACGAGTTGTGCGCAAGAAATAGCAGGGATTTCTTGATTAGAAGCATCCAGACGCGCTTTTGCTCCGCGTCCGATACAGTTGCCGCCATCTCACAAGCGTGCGCATACACGCTGTCTGCCGCCTCAAACGCGGCGTTTGCTTTCGGTGTGTGCAGCTCATAGGTTCCATTTGGCTGTACGATAGAGTTTACGCAGGCAGACAACAGGCCATCCGCGATTTTTGCGTCCTTCTTGTGAATGCGCATCATTCCATGTAGCTTTACAATGCGCTGTTCATCTGTAAGCTGTTCTCCCATGCTCATTCCTCTTTCTTTGTGGAAGGTGTAGTACGCTTTTCATTTTGATTGTTTTGGAAAATATTATCTCCTATTTCAATCATTTTACCACAATACGGGCATTGAACAGGATGTTTTTTGCCTCGCCAGAGAATCCAATCGCGGACTTCATCTTCCAGATACCAATAATTTCTGCGCTCTCCGTGTCGGGGCATCCCTTGCTTTACATATCGAAGCAAAGTGTCCTCGCAACCGTAACCCTTATAAATCAAATCTTTCATTGTGAGTGGAATAAGTGCGTGTTCTTTGATTGGCGCAAAAATTCCGTTTCCAGACTGAACCATAATACCACCTCTTTGATATGATTATACGCCTATAACTCTGAATTGTCAAACTTTAACTCTGAAATTCCCTGACAAAGTAGGAAAATGTTCAGAAACGCTTTACAATGGGCGCAAGCGGAAAGGGGATTTTGATGTACAGCAAAGGAAGAAAAAGAATTTACGCATCTTATAGCCCGGAAGAATTGGACGCAAAAGCCGTTGCGCAGATTCTTGCCGATGCTTTTCCTGTGCATCTGAACAATGCCTCTGACATTGATTATCTGCACGAATACTGCAAAGGCGTGCAGCCTGTTTTGGAGCGCACAAAGCAGAATCGGCCTGAAATTACGAACCGCATTGTGGAAAACCACGCTTACGAAATTGTTGAATTTAAGACTGGCTATTGCTTTGGACAGCCGATTGCCTATGTGACGCGCTCAAATGACAAAAATAATGTTGAAAGCGCAGAAACAAAAGGCTACGACGATAAAGTAAACAAACTTAATACGCTTTGCCTAAATGACGATAAGCCCAGTTGCGATAGAGAATTGGGAGACTGGCTTTTTGAGTGCGGCGTTGGCTATAAAGCGGTTTTTCCGCTGAACGCTTACGCAATGGCGCACAAAGAAAAGTCCGACGCGCCGTTTCACATTTCGGTGCTTGACCCGCGCAGTACGTTTTGCGTGTACCAAACGGACATTTCCGAAACAAAGCTTCTGTCCGTGACTTATACGCGCAAGCACAGCGTTGGTTCGGTTGACACGCTTGAAGTCGTGGCATATTCTGACGACGCGATTTTTTCCGCAAGTTTGCCTTATGGTTCGACTGCTGGCGAGGCGAGCGCAGAGCTTTTGGACTGGGATAACGTGGCACTGAACGCTTCGACTATCTTTACTGTGACGCCGAATGCGATTGGCCTCAACCCAATCATTGAATACGACGCAAATACGCGGCGCATGGGTTCTTTTGAGCCGGTAATCGAAATGTTGGACGCGCTGAATGAAATGGCGTCCAACCGCGCCGATGGTGTCGAGCAATTTGTGCAGAGCTTTGTCAAATTCGTGAACTGCGACATTGACGAGGAAACATTTACCGCCCTGAAAGAAATGGGCGCAATCAAAGTCCAAACCGCAAATGCAGGGATGCCCGCAGACGTTGACATTATTAACTCCGAGTTGAATCAAGACCAAACGCAAACCTTTGTGGAGGATATGTACAACAAGGTGCTTGCGATTGCGGGAGTTCCTGACAGGCGTGCGAGCGCAGGCGGTAATACGGGTCAGGCGCTTATCATCGGGCAAGGCTGGACGAACGCGGAAAGCCGCGCATTGAGCTTTGAAAAGATATTTAACAAGAGCGAGCGTCACACGTTGCGCGTGGTGCTTCGGATTTTGCAAAGCTACCCAAATTTTGGGGTTGTCGGAATTGAAACCTCTGACGTTGAAATTAAATTCACGCGCAATCGTACTGATAACCTGCTGAATAAATCGCAGGGGCTTATCAATATGCTGCAAGCGGGAATCCATCCGTTGATTGCCATTGGCACCTGTGGCCTCTTTAGCGACCCTGAGAGCGTGTTTGAGCAAAGCGCCGAATACATTATCCCAAAGTTCAAACCGAGCGCACAGGCCGCTCAAAATGGCTCTGGCGATGCTTTGCAGCAATCCGAGCAGGACGCAGAGAATAACGCTCAGCGGCAGGCGCAAAACGACACGCGCGGGAAGGGCGACAACAACGCGCAGAACGATGCACAAAACAAGTCGCAAGAACAAGTTCCAAAGCAAAAAACTACGGCCAATTCCGCGAAAGCGGGTTGATATATAGGCAATTACGCCGAGCTTGCAGGCGCTTAAATGCAAGTTGCTGTGGAATCACGACACGCTTAAACAGTGAGAAAGGAAAACTTTATGGCATTTGATATCAATGAGCTTTTTGGCGAGGACGGAACTCTGACGAAAGAGCAAGCACAACAGCGCTTGCAGGAAAAGGGAATTAAGCTGGCAAACCTTGCATCTGGAAGCTATGTGGACGCGCACAAATATCAAGAAGCGGCAACGGAGCTGGAAAACCTGAAACGGTCGCAAATGACCGAAGCGGAAAAGATGCAGGCCGACCTCAATGCGATTAAAGCGCAAAACGCCATGCTTACCAAAGACAGAACTCGCGCAAAGCTCGAAAGTTTGTTCAATAAGGGCGGGGTAAAGTCAGATAACTACCAAGTTATTCTTGACAAGCTCGCGGAAATGGACGAACAGCAAGCGGTTACTGGTGCGCAAGGCATTGTTGATACCCTTGTAGCGCAAAAGCAAGCGCTTGAAACGCAAATCCGGCAAGAAATGATGCAGCAAACGCCGCAGCCCAAAGTTGACGGAACTCCTGTTGCTAAAAAGTTTTCCGAAATGACGATGCAGGAACGGGTAGACCTTAAAAAGTCAAATCCCGAACTGTACAAGGCGGAATCCGAAAAATACAGACAAAAATTTTAACTCATCATTAGGAGGAAATTTACATGGCTTCTACTGGGACTTTTGGCGGTTTCTATTTTGACCCCAATGTGTTTACCGATTACATTCAAGAAGCAGACCCCGTTCATGTTTCCGTTATCAATTCCGGCGTTCTGCGCGTTTCTCCTGAAATTAGCGCCGCTCTGACGGACAAGAATAACGTGTTTACCGTCCCCAACTACGCTCCCCTGACCGGCGACGCGCTGAACTATGACGGCGTTGTGGATAACACGCCTGCTTCTATTGCCGGAAACAAGCAGACCGGCATGGCGTTCCGGCGCATGAAAGCGTGGCAAGACCAAGACTTTGCCAAGGAGTTGTCTGGTGCTGACCCTATTGGCGACGTTGCGCGTAAGGTTGCTTTCTATCAGCAAAAGCAAAACCAAGCAGACCTGCTTGCTGTTGTGAATGGCGTGCTGGGCGTTACCGCTATGGCCGACCACGTTAAGGACATTTCGTCCGCAGCCACCCCGACAGCAGAAAACCGTCTGTCTGCCGACACGTTCCTTGACGCCGCGCAAGTTGCGCTGGGCGATAATTTCGACGACCTGACGATGGTTGCTATGCACTCTCGTGTGTATACCAACCTGATGAAGCTGCAACTCGTCAACAACATTTCCACCGCCCCTGACGCTTATAGCCGTGGCGTAAAGTTTGGCCTGCTGCTGAACAAGTATCTGGTTATGGTTGATGATAGCCTGACTACTAGCGGAACTGGAGATACTCGGAAGTATCACACCTATCTGCTGGGCGAGGGCGCGATTGCGACCGCCCGCAACATTCGTATCAACAATCCCAATTACACTAATTACGACCCCAAGACTAAGGGCGGCGTAAATATGCTGTATGCAAAGTGGGGTATGGCAATGCACCCGCTTGGCATGAGCCTTGACCCGTCTAAGATTGCTGCGGAATCCCCCACGCGCACCGAGCTGGGAACCGCTGCCAATTACAGCAAGGTGTGGGACACCAAGAACATCAAGCTGGCGAAGATTATCTCCAACGGCTGATAAAACGGAGGAAACAACATGAGCGCAAGCGCGGATACTCAACTGGCGAATCTGAAAACGTTACTTGGGATTACCGACACGGGTGAGGATTCCCTGCTTGCGCTCTTGCTTTTCAACGCACAACAACTTGTGGTTAACGCCGCATATCCGTTTCAGGATGATACGTCTGTGACGTATACGATGCCTGACAGATATGCTGGCGTGCAAGTTGAGGCCGCGCTTCGGATGTACAACATGCGTGGCGCGGAGGGCGAAACTTCTCATAACGAAAACGGCGTAAATCGCAGTTACGAATCTGTTAATGAGTACGTCGCCAATAACGTGCGCCCATATTGCGGAAAAGTGGTAACGACCAGCACGACTACTACCACGACGGGGTGATGCAATGCGAAGTCTTGAGCGCAATAAGCGTGCAATTTGGTTTTCAAACGCCAACGGCGTTACGCAAGACCCCGACACGGGCAACGATATATACGGGTATACGGAGCCTAAACAATCTAAAGTGAACATTGGCGCACCTACTGGGTATGCCAGTGGAACCGAAAACGGCGTGTGGCTTTCTTACAACTACGTCATTATCGTGTCGCACGAGGAATTTGCAAAGTTAAATTTAGTCGAGGGGAAAAGTCGCATTTGGCTTCACGATGTTCCCAACAACGCGCGTGATAACTTCGACTTGACGGTAGACCTGATTGCGGATAGCCTGAACGAAGTGCGCATTGGCCTGAAACGGCGGTGATGTAATGGCGCATATAACCAGAGGAAAACTGCAAAAATTCGACCTTTCTCGCAAAGGAATAAAAGACCTGATAAATGAAATTGACGGTCTAAAGCAAAGCGTTAAAGGAGAATTGCAGGACGGGGCAACGCTTTATGTTGCCGAGCAGGCAAAGCAAACCGTGGAATCTCATTTGAAAGGTTCTATTGCATCTTCCGTTGAGGTTAGACAGCCAGAGCATCGCGGTGGACGCACGCGCGTAACGATTGCAAACACAAATCCCAATGCGGTTTATTGGGAATACGGAACGGGAATTAACGGATATAATCATAGCTACGAGGACGAAACAGGAGAACGGCCTCCCATCGCGTGGGAATACATGAGCGGAGAAACGGTGGTTAAAGACCCCGCGAATCCACATTATGGAGAATGGCCGTTTTCTGGGCATTGGAATCCGGGGCAACGCGCTCACGCTGGTTGGTATCACGCAAAGCAAGAAGTTGAAGACAATCTTGCTTGGTGGGCGAATGAATACATCCAAGAGCATCTTTGATGGAGGCAGAAAATGGCAGTAGCAATTCCAAATTATGAAATTCAACTGCGCAAGTATCTGCTTTCTAAACTTTCCGCGTTTTCGGCCATTCGCGTTTATGCAGGCCGCAATACGGGCGATGCCTATTATCCCGCCGTGATTGTGACGCAAGTTGCGGCAAATACATTAAATGCGACTTATGATTCCGCAGGATGGCACAACGTCAAATACGCAATTGACGTAAATGTTTATACCAACGGAGAATCTTCCCGAACAACAAACTCCGCAATCTGCGATTCCATTTCGCAAGCTATGCAGGAAATTGGATTTGCAATGGATAGCCAAGACCCAAATCTTGGCGACATGGTACAAAAATATGAACGCGCAGTAATGAGATTCACTGCCGTTCTCGACACAAATACAAACTCTACTTATAGGGGGTAAAATAAAATGGCTGTTTCTACCAATGCGTTTAGCACCAAGGGCGTTCAGCTTCAAACTTCCGCGACCGCTGCGGGAACCTATGCGAAGCTGGTTGATATCAAGGATTATCCCGACCTTGGTTCTGCGTCCGACAAAATCGAAGTAACCACGCTGACCGACGCGCAGAAGCGGTATATCGCGGGTCTGAAAGACGTTGGCGATAATCTGGAATTCACCTGCAACTATATTAAGGCGGACTACGACGCCGTAGCCTTGCTGGACGATTACAAGATGCACTATTTTGCGCTTGCTTTTGGCAATGCTGGCGATGGTGCTGACGGCATCTTCTATTTTGGCGGACAAGTCAAGTGCTGGATGGTTGGCAAGGGCGTTGGAGAAGTGGCGGAGTTCAAAATTTCCATTACGCCCATCAATGCGATTACGACTACGAAGCCTGCGGCTTAATTTGGGGTGTGGGGTTATCTCTCCCGCGAGGCTGGAATACGCCTCGCGCCCCACGCCCGTTAATTCTGGCAAAGAGAGATAACTCCGAATTATATAAATGCTTAAAGGAGAGTAAAGCATGAAAATCAATGGCAAGGAACTGAATCTTGACAAGTTGAACATTACGTTCAACACGCTTTGCAAGCTGGAGGATATGGGCGTTGAAATTTCGAGCGCAAGCAAGCCCATGTCGATGGTGCGTGGATTTGTGGCACTTGGCCTCAACGAAAGTATCGACGAAGCGGGGGCAGACATCGAAGCCTACATTGAGGATGGCGGCGATATGCAAGAGCTTGTGAATCCGATTGCAAAGGCTTTCGAGAAAAGCGGTTTTTTTCAGGCGCTCAACAAGCAGAAGCCGAAACTGGTTGTTGCGGAAGCGCAAAGCAAAGCGGACTAAAAAAAAGCATAAAGCAAACCATTTATGACGAATGGTTGCCGCAGGCGTTGTCTGTTGGGGTTGAGTACGACCTGTTTTGGCGGCTCAACCCCTTTTTGCTACAACCGTTTATTTCGGCATATAGCATCAAGCGCAAACGCGAACTGGACTTTTCCAATACAACTGCATGGCTAACTGGGATTTATTTTCTGCACGCAATGAACGCCGCATTTGGCAAAGGCGTGCATTACGAGGAAAACCCGATTGACCTGCATTTGCAAGACGAGCCGCCCGGCACGCAACAAGCGCCGAGAGAGAAGATAAACTATGATGCGGAGCGTTTCGCCGCTTTTGCAAACCAATTTAACAAGCACTTTAACAAGAAGAAAGAGGCGGTGAAATAATGGCGAACGAGCTTGAATTTGAAATAACTTCGGAGGTAACAGGAGCTATCAAAGCTCTTGATAATCTTACATCCGCATTAAGCAAAACGGCAGAAAAATATTCAAACACCATTAAATCCGTTGGAGCCGGAAACATTGGTTCGCAAATTTATAAGCAAGCTCAAGATTCACTTTCGGGAATGAATAACTCGTTGCTGAAAGAAAATGCAGAGCAAGCCAAGTTAAGCGCAAATGTTACAAAAGCAAGTTCGGCATTTGAAGACCAAGCGGCAAAAATAAACATTTCAAAGGCAAGGCTCGAACAGCTTTACTTGAAGCGCGAAGCCTTAATCGGCCAGCAACAAGACGCAGAAGCCGCATATTCTCAAGTAAATATGCTTGGCGATGACAAAAAAATAGATTCTGCCGCAAAAAAAATAAAGAATCTTGAACTTGCTATTAGTCAAAATGCGATTTCCATTGCCAATCAGCAACTTGCTGTGGAACAGGCGCAGCAACGTTTTTCCTCTTACGGCGTTGCGCTCGAAAATTCAAAGCGAGAATTAAACGCAATCAACGACAGCGCGGCAAAAAATGCGCAAGCAACGCTTTCGCAATCGGACGCTTTGCAGGGCGCAATAGATAAAATGTCCACTAAGATTCCGAGCGGAGCGTTTCAGGAATCTTACGGCGCGCAGGCTGCGCAGGCCGCGCAACAGGCGGTTAGCGCTATCAATTCGCTGCAAGGGGCGACTTCTTCCCTGCAAGCGAAAATGGAAGCGGCAAAAATCAGCGTTAGCGTGGCTACTGCTGCCTATAACGACCATAAGACGGCAGCTGATGCGCTTGCCTCTCGACTCGCAACTCTTACCAATATCCAAAGCCAACTTGCAGCAAGCGGCTCTAAAGACGCTGGGACGTTTGGCGTTTACACGGCAAAACTCCGTCAAGAACTCGAAACGGCAAACAGTGCCCTTTCCAACTCTGCGTATGGTCTTGCAAAAGCAAAGCAGGGGTTGCTCGGTGTTCAAGAAGCATCTGATAAAGCCGCGCAAGCGCAACAAAGGCTTTCCGAAAACGAATCAAAGGCTACATCTGCGTCTGGAACTCTTGCCGGAGAAACAGAAAGGGCAGGAAAAACGGCAAACAGAAGTGCGGCGGGCTGGGAAAAAATGCTGGTCTCCATCAAAAACAT